CCACCTCCACCATTTTTCTCAAAATTCCCCAAAGAGGAAGTAGTAACCGTGAGTAAAAAGTGACAGGTGTTTTTGCCACTTGTGACAGCATGTTTGCCACTTTAACATTATGTAAACCACTTCTCAATCTTCTAACTGTTTATTATTTAAAGATATAAAACAACTTATTGTCTCGAACTTCAAGTGATTGCAGTTTTGCCACTTTCGGTTACTTCAAGTGATTGCAATTTTGCCATTTGTGACACCAATTCTTCCTTACCGTGCGTTAAGGCAAAAATGGTGGCATAAATTCATTAACTCTACTTAACTCTATAAATATCAGGCACATAAAGAATATATCTGGCATATTGCAAGTGATGGCAATTTTGCCACTCGATTCCCTACCATTTGCACGTTTTTGGATTCATTTTTCGCTAAAATCATAGTCGGAAACCTTCAAATATTTGACTGGTTCCATCGAAAATAAATGTCCTTAAAACTCCTTCCCCATCTGGACAATGATAGAAAGCTCCTTCGAGTAAATTCACATCTTCAAACATATTCTTCTGAAATCCTAAATACAATGATTCCAATAATATATTAAACTCCAGATCATAAATAGAGAACCAAAGCGGAGAGTTGGGAGTCTCTGTCCATTTAGGTAATTTACCTTCAAAGGGTTCACTGGCATTGAAAGCGATAAATTCATGTTCAGGACAAAAGGCAGATGACTCACAGAATGCAGATTCACAGCCAGTTAGCCTAAAGTAATATCTACCCGGTAATAGGTAAATCTCGCATTTATGATGTATTTCGGGTTCCGGTGTTGTAATTCCTAGTTCTTCATAAACAAGCTCTGCTTCATCAACTGATCCATTCAGATATCGATACACTCTGAACTCAATTCTATCAGATCTGTCTCTCAGAAACGATTTCCAGCTTGTTAGCTTTGTGGGAACATGAATAGTGATGAATAGTCCTGAATCAACAGCGAAATCAATAACCTCTTCTGGTTTATCCTCACCGAGTAGATAAGACTTTAATTTGGCTTCATTCGAAAGCATCTCCTTCAGCACAGTATCTTTAACTGCGACATTCAGATTTGACTCCTGAATGATCAAACTCCACATTAAGCTGATTCCTTCCAGAGGTAGAGTTTATCATTGTAGTTAACAATCTCACCTTCAATTCCAGAAGCTGGTAATGATGTCACCTTCTCAATCAGATCACTTGTTTTTAGAGTGATATTTGATGAAAGTGCCAATCCGTTGATAGTCCTGCTGGTATCTACCTTCCCTGCCAATGCAGTTGTAAGACCGCTGATCTTGCTCTGAGCCAGTGTTGGAATGCGATCAACACCAAGTGTACCGGAACTGATCTTAGCTGCATCCAAACTTGGAATGCGAGCCACATTGAAACTTCCTGAAGTGATCTTGGAAGCATCGAGACTGGGTATCTGTGATGCAGATAAAACACCAGTAATCTTAGCTGCCGAGATATCAGGTAATTGAGTATCAGGTAGCTTTCCATCAGCACCTAACTGTGCTACTCCATTAGCAACACCAAGCTGGTCGGAATCAAGAATCGATTTCCATTGTCCTGCCATTCTACTTCTCCTTTTCTATTAGATTCTCAAAGTGCTGCATCATGAGAAGAGCACCTTCAGTTTTTAAGATTTTCTGCTGTGTATCATTGAGCAAAAGACTGAGTCTTTCATGCTCAGATTTCAGTTCTTCTTTCTGCTGTTCAATCAGCTTTTTAACATTCATGTTTGCTCCTTATAAATATATGGTTTTCCATCTTTTATGAATATCTGACCATTACCTGCTTCTGCAGGAAATTCACTGCCGGAGAGGATTAGATTTTGATCGTTAATGCCAAGATCTTCTTTCTCATCAACTGTGGAATAAATAGTCTTCACAAAGGCGATATTCTTATCCGTAGATACAGTGGGAGTGGTTTTCTTATTAATCAGATCCCACACCGAATTGAATCTTATTGATTTCATGTCTGCATTAACTCAGATACCTTCTGAGCTAAGGTATTGGATGAATGAAGCACATTTGCCAATGCCTGCAAAGCATCAGCATCCTGAGCAAAGGAATCGATAATATTACCAATGGTTAACTGCGACTCGATCAGATTCAACCTCTCAATGATGTTATTATTGGTTTCATGAAAGATATGCGAATAGGTTTTTGATTTGCTGGATAATCCTGAATAGGCTGTGGTGATGATAGTTAGCACATCTCCATCAACAACATTTGTGAGTAAATCTCCATCAATAAATATGTAGTTAGAAGAACTGTAAATCTCACAAAGAGTAATTCCATCCTTCTGTACTTCAACACTCCAGTTTGATACATTGATTACTGGCGATATGTTATTGATAACTCTTATACCACCATACCGATTACTGATCTGAGCAGATAAATTTACTGTAGTTAGATCTACAATAATCAGATTCAGAGTATTATTAATAGTAGCGATATCAGTATTAATGTTATTGATATGATGACCAACATCCTGATTATCCGGCATAAGAACTTCATCAGCTACATGACCATGACCAGGAGCTGAATAATTGTGAGTGTGATTTACATCTGACTTTCCGGAGATAAGTGCAGCTATTTCAGATTCCACATTGGATCCATTGGCAGTCTTTATTTGATCAGCATTATGCTTGTTTGAGCCTGTTCCAGTATGGTTTGAGATACCATCCTGATTGGATTTCATCTGAGCATCGATAACATCCAGATTGTTATTTAAAGCCTGTGCCCAGCCTGATTCACCAGCCTGTGGTTTATATAAGTTATAATTAGTGGTCTCAGCCATTTCTACTCCTTAGAATCCCCAGTTCTCGCCCCAGTCTGATCCCCAGCCAAAAATGTTATTGAAATTGATATAGTTCAAACTCTGATATATTGATTTAAAAGAGAATTTAACCTTATTCTTAAATGACCGCGTATCATCTTCCAGCTTCGGTAGTTTATCGATAATAAGCGGAAATTGAAGTGTTTCATCTGCGGTATCAAACTCTATATATAATTCATCTGCATCGGTAAGATGCTCTACCAGATTATCGTATTCTATGGGCAGCAGGATTGCTTCACATTCAATCGAGTCTTCATGATAAGGTTCTCTCCTTATTATAATAGTAGGATCAAATGCATTCTGTTTTTCAATTCTGTATTTAACTTCCGGCTCATAATCTACAATGCCGTTCTCAACTACGTAACCATCAGCTTGACCACCTGCTATTTTGATAATACGGAATCCATCATAACTCAGCATTATAACTCCCAAGCTTTGATTTTGTATTCATCGGCTTTTGCATCTCGTTGGATTTCAGTAATACGATAGAGTAACCCAGTGATCTGGATCTGGTAAAATAATAGTAACTGGTATTTTGAAAGGTTATCAATTGTTACTGTCAGCTCCCAGATCTGACTAAAGAAATCGATATAATATTCCGATGTTATTCCTTTAAGAATGGTAGTATCGCCAAGCAGGATATCAAGAGTAGATACGTCTGGAATAGATCTATTAAGTCTTTTCACTTTGAATTCAACTACATCAGCAGAATCGATAGCAACAGTATTATTGGATGAATCGTTTTTATTTACCATCCTGATAGTGCCGTTAGCATCTGAAACCAATGTCAGATTATGCAGCATCAATACAGCTTTGAGAACTTTCAATCTTTCAGTATCTTCGCCACCATTCTCATAAAAGCCTTTGGGATATATATTGTAAGGAATAACATTTCCTGTGAACTCAAGATATTTAGTCTCAGTCACATTCTGACTTCCGTTAGTAGGTAAATCTTCGGGATTTATTACAAAGCTATATGATCTACCATCGATGTTGAGAGTGTCGTTCCCTATCCATGACATTGAAGTATAATAATCGCTGCATATTTCCAGTCTCTCTGCTTCCAGCTCATCAATATCATCTTCATCATAACTGCTGGTCTTTTCGTTAATGTCACTATCTGTAATCTGATAAAAGCAGATGTGATTGTAGATTCGATATCTTCTACCATAGACTTTTATTTGACGATGTTCCCATTGATGATGATCTTTATATATCAATAACCTGAACTCCGGAACATACATATTGTAAGTGAGAAAACCTGCTTCAATTATCAGTTCTCCGTTCCAGCTATCAAATGTGGAGATTATGTTTCTCCATTCTATCGATAGTATTTGTAATGCTGTTTTCTGGATATTGAGAGGTGACCAGCCTGATCCCCAGACATGACTAAGTGTTACTCCAAGAAGTAGCTCAACTCCCTGCATCATATATCCAAAACAGTAGCCAGGATGATAACCTTGAACAAGAGCATAGATCATCTTAATTTCAGAGCATTTGGAGATCAGCTTGAGATAGTCATAGCAGGTAAAACTCACCACCTCTGTTTTTGCATTATAACTGACAAAGGAAGTATCAATAATACCATGAAATACCAGATTGTCATTTTCATATAACCTGATGAAGAACTGGGATACATACCGATCTAATTCGTAGTCTCCGGAGAGGATATTATCTTCAATCCATACATCTTTGAAGCATTCAAACTCAATCCTTCTGGGTTCTTTGGCGAAGTAAGTAACTCCAGCAATTTTTTCAGCATTGGTTTTGATCTTATCCAATCCATCAGTAAGTGATAAACTATGCTGAACAGTGTAGTTGGTATTATCAATGAAATCAACTCGGTAGATCATAATTCACTCCGAATCAGATTGCCCTCTTCCGATTTTTCGTTAAGCAAAACCGAGTCAGCTTTATCGATAATGTCGTTGGCTGAGATATGGTTATGAACAGTCAGTTTCTTATTCTGCAGAGTCTTATGTAAAAGCTTGTTTTCGGAAATGAGATCCTCTACTTTATTAATAAGTAGATTCAAACCATTTCCATTTCCCACACTACCACCTGAAGCATAGCTGAATACCGGAGTTGAAACCATCGGGATACTTGGTATTAAAGCACCACCTATGATTTTTCTCACATGATCAAGAGGAGCATAGTTGATAAAATCAAAGAACTTAGCTCCCAGCTCCCGTACTCGACTTTTACGAGTTATATATTCATCACCTTCCATATTAATAAGGAAACCACCTTCAGAATGAGAAGGTCCTCTCATAAGACCGCCTTCTGCTGCTTCCTGATATTTTTGTTTGGAGATCATTGCTACATTTGCCATACCTGCTGCCATAGCTGCCGCTGCTGCTGCAATAGCCAAACCAGGTCCAATTATGGGAAGTCCAACCATCGCTTTGTAAGCTGCTGTTGCCGATGAATAGGTGTCTACAAGAGCCTGAGCCATCGACATTGCTTTCCAGACTTTAAAGCCTTTCTTACCGAATGCTTGAGCTGCTTTGGCAATATTTCCAAACATACCGGAGAAGCCTTGCACAGCCTTCTGCTGGTAGCTTTCTCTAATTCTCTGCTTAGCTGCTTCGATCTGTTCAGTGATTTGTTCTTCAGTAAATCCAGCTTCTATCAGTTTAGCTCTTTTGCGATCATAATAGGACTCAATTGCTGCCATCTCTGAATCGTAAGTTTTGATTGCATATTCTTCAGATCTGGAATGAAACTCATCCCGAATAGCTTCCAGCTCCTGTTCATGCTGACGAGTCCTGGCTTCTTTTTCCTCAGCTTCAGTCTCTTTCTGCTGCTGGTATTCCTGCCTGATCCTCTTCTCTTCATTGGCATAATAGGTGCGAATATTCTGCAGTGTTTCTTCACTTACTTTGAGAGTTTCAGCTCGTTTTAACTCTGCTTCTTTTTCAGCATTGAGTTGAGCTATTCTTCTCTCTAATGCATCTTCAATAGCCAGTAGTGAGTATTGATTTTCAATTGCTATTCGTTTATCTGTTTCCGATTGAATCGCATCAGATAACTGCTTCTCAAGAGACTGCCATTTCTGATAAGCTGCCAGTTTATCATCGATAGTTGCACCGTTGATCTCTTTAATATCCTCATAAGCTTTCTGGGCATTATCAACTCTGAATCGTAATAATCTTATACCTTCATAAGTGTTCTCTTTTTCAATACGAAGTTTGCCGGAATGGTATTCCTCGATAGCTTTCATATCATCATCAAACAGCTTCTTACGCAGAGCTGTCTGACGTGCCATCAGTTCACGTTCCTGTTCAAAGGCTGCCCAAGAAGCATCGTCATCATGAGAATCCATTGCTTCGTCATATTTACGTCTGGCTTCAAGGATAGCTTCCCCGATCTCCTCGTATTGACGTTTGGCTTCTTCATAGCTGAGAGATTCCACTTCCTTTCTGCTTCTACTCACCAGATCGTTGAAATCGATCATATTAGCTATCAGGTCATCCATCTTGGTTTTAGCTTCCTGAGCCTGTCTTTTATAACGAGCCAAAGCATCTTCAGCATTACCCGTTTCAACAGCGGAAGCAGCGAAAGCAAAGCCAGCAGCGGTTAATCCTCCCACTACCAGAGAGATAATACCCACAACAGGATTTATTGCGGTTCTAAGAGCAATTATAGCTGTGGTGAGAATGGTGATTGTAGTAGTAACAGCTCCAATGATCGGAATGGCAATTGCCAGTCCAGTAACAAAACCTTTCACTGTTGGAGTGAGTTTATTATACCAAGCGAACAGAGCTTTTACACCTTTAAGAAGCGGAGTTATCAGCACATTGAGCATATCTCCAATCTGCTCTTTGATATCTCCCCAAGTGTTCTGGTTCTGCAGTCTCAGATCTGCCAATGCAGATGATACTCCACCATAATCTTTAGAGAGCTTTTCTACGAGATAGCTAACACCTTCCTGTGCCAATCTGGTTTTATCAAGTTCAATACCGTATCTGCCCAGCATAGCTGTATTGCCATTGATAGCTCTACCCATCAGATCAAAGGCAGATGAAATAGTCATTCCGGTAGAAGTATTGGCATCAGCAAAATCTATTAATAATGGTGATAGCTGCTTTACTTCATCAGTAGTAAGTTTATAGGTCTGAGCCAATTTTGCCATCAGTGGAAGCAGTTCTTCATCACCATGATTTGTTATGGATTGAAGTCCGGTTGCCAGAGTTCTTATCTCTGAAGCTTGATCTTTGAAAGCGATATTAACCAGTGTAACTGCCTGTCGCTGTTTCAATGATGCATTTAGAAAGTCATTGGCTTTGCCGATAACTCCATCTACCACTGTCTTTAATGACTGCAGGTTGATCATCACATCACGAATGGTAGCCAGAGCAGTTTGAGCATCTACTTTGATATTGGATGGAGTCTCTGCTTTTACCTTGAGGTTATCTACTTGTGCTTCAACATCTGCTACAGCACCTTTAGCATCTCCATTCTCAATGATGATCCTGAACTTCAGAGATGCCATCAGTAGTTCCTGATAATAATTTCCGTTTTAGGTTTTGAAGCACCTGATAAAGAATAGAGAGTTTCTACATTCTCTATTTTGAAGTCTTTATAGAGTTCTCGGATATATGGATGGTCATTGTAGGATAAAAGCCACTTGCCTTTAATCGATTTCAGTAGTTGGTTAAGCTCTTCATGATGCTCAAAGCAATCTGCTGAATCCCTTTCATACAGATCTTCATGCTCGTAATATGGAGGATCGATATAGAAGAAACTTCTGGAGTTATCGTATTTGGCTATCACAGCATCAAAGCTAAGTTTCTCAATGACCACATCTTTAAGTCTTTCTGCTGCCTGCTGGAGTTTATCTCCATTGCGAATAGGCAGCATTGATCGATGACCGCGAACAGCAAAAGTCTTGGATAAGCTTCCGAAAGAGCATGCCAATTTATAATAGAAAACCATAGCTCTTTCAAAGTCCGTTCTCGGTTTCATATTTAGAAACTCAGTGAATAACTCTCTGGAAGCCATAAACTGCTCAACCTCAGTTTTAAAGGCATCTGGATGGTATTTTATATGTCTCCAGAAGTTAATTAGTTCACCATTGATATCGTTCAATACTTCCCGATACTTATGCTTCTTTGATATCTGCCAGTTCTTGTGATCAGAGCTTTTTCCAAATAGGATCCAAGCTGCTCCGCCAAAGGGTTCACAGTAAGTATTGTGTTTTGGGATAAGAGGAACGATTACCTTTCTCAGTAATCGTTTACCACCTACCCAGCCAATGATGCTATTCATTATCTATCCCAGTTAAATCCATTGCCGAAGTGTCCCCACTTGGCTGTTTGTCTGTAGATTGGTTTATTCAAATCCAGATATTCAGTTATGCCTTTTGGAGTTAGATCATATCCTGAAACCGGAAACTCTTTACCATCAACAATAGCTGTAGCTTCCATTGGATGAGCAACACCAATGGCATAGGCAAGTCTCACAAACACTTCCTCAGCATTGAATTTACGCAGATAATCAACAGCAATCTTACGAGCCATGTATGCTGCAGAACGATCAACTTTGGTTGCGTCTTTTCCGGAGAAAGCTCCGCCACTCAATGGAATGCGAGGTCCGTAGTTATCAACTGCCAACTTCCTACCTGTAAGTCCAGTATCAGCTTCAAATCCGCCTTTGCTCCAATCACCAGCAGGATTAGCATAGATAATTGAATTCTCAATATCCAGCTTCATTGATAATGCCCAATCGATGATCAGGTTCTTCAGATCAGCTTTCTTTGTATTTACAAAACTGGCTACAATACTGATGATTCTGTTATCTTTAAGAGTGATCTGTGTTTTACCATCTACTGGAAATTCTTTATAGATGAACCGACAAAGGCTGCGAGCCAGGAATGCTTCCTGTGGAATCAAAGCTGGATTCTCATTACAAGCATAGCCGATCATAATACCTTGATCTCCAGCTCCTCCACTATCAACACCACCTGCAATATTTTCGCTTTGTTTTACAATGTTGAGCTGGATGCTGATATCGTTTCCAACAACAGATTTAACTGCTTTTCTGATATCGGGAGTTGTTTTAGTGGTAATCTCTCCGGTTACGTAAACCAGTCCATGACCTCCCATAGTTTCTACTGCAACTCTGGAGCTGGGATCATCTTTCAAACATGCATCTAAGATAGCATCAGAGACTTGATCACACAGTTTATCGGGATGCTTGGGAGTTACAAATTCTGCCGTTCTATACATTTTCTACCTCATAGTTTGATATTATGATCTCCTTGTAATAACTTTCCCCAGCCTTGCGGTTAATCCCTTTCACTCTACTTACAGAGATTATATTGAATTTCTTATACAGCTCTCTTGCCTGCTCACAATCATCATAAGAAAGCAGAAATCTGCCTTTGATCTTCTTTAAAGTGTCATAGAGCTTCTGATGATCGAAGTTTAAAGAATTGTCATATTTAAAGCCGTTCATATATGGAGGATCGCAGTAGATGAAGTTGTCCTTTGTATCATAGCGAGCTATCAGCTTCTCAAAGCTCAGATTTTCGATAATAACTCCATCCAGCCTTTTGGATAAAGCTTCTATGCGATTGACCTTATTCTCCAGTTTACAATGTCCTTGAGTTTTGGCAGTAGCAAAGGTTCCACCTCTAGATCCAAAGCTTCTGGATATAAGATACATAAAACGAGCTGCTTTCTGTATCTCGGTCAAACCATCATTGGCTTTAAATAACTCGAACATATCTCTGCTGCCAATCAAACAATCAAACTCCTTCTGCAAGGCTTCAGGATGATATTTCACCTGCAGAAACAGATTGGTGAGTCTGCTGTCCAGATCGTTATATACTTCCAGCTTTGCCCATTTCTCTTTCAGAAACAGTAGCCAACCAGCTCCACCGAAAGGCTCGATGTATCCTCTGATGTCTTTTGGTATAAGTGTTGCCAGCTTCTTTCTGAGAAGCCTTTTCCCACCTATCCATGCAATTATACTATCCATTATTTTTCCTTAATATTTTCAGCTTGAAGGCAGTAGCGGAGATACAGCTCCGGAAGCGTCATCTCCTGAAAATCCATTTGATCAAATCCCATATTGCGCAGTGCCATCTCTAACCTTTCGATGTGGAAGTCAGACTGGTTTCTACCTTTAATCCTAAACTGGAAAGCAGTGGCTTTAACTTCTGCCAACTGGCTTTGATAGAGCAAAAAAAATCTGCGAACACTCCAATGGCATCATCTGCCAGAATATCGGATGCTTTCTTCTCAGTCAGTATTTCCAGTAGCTCCAAATCAACTTGAGATTTATCCAAGAGGTCTAAGAATCCAAGTTCATCCAGTTCCTGCTCTTTGCCAGAGATCAGCTCTTGAAGACCATCTCGAAGGATTGGATTCTTCAAAAAGAGTGAGAGTACTTTTCTAAGTTTTGAGTATGTAAGGTTCATGATTATACTCCAAAAAACATTTTCATTGCTATGCCGACCAAAAGCAAAAACTGACTAACTGAGATCGAAGTCAAAACTTTGATTGTGGTCTCCAGCTTAACTATCCTGCTGACCATCGACTTAGCTGAATCCCCATTGCCATAAATCTCTTTATGGACATCGCAGATTTTCTTCTCTATTTCACGATCCATCTATACTCCGGTTGTTTCAGGTATCTGGTTGAAGAATACTACCTTCTCAGAGGTTTTACCGATAAACTCGGTTGTAACTTCCTGAGTATAAAGACCGTCGGCTTCGCCACTCCAGTCCACTGTCCAGCGACAGCCATTGATAAGAATAGCCTGTGTCTTATCTTTGGATAAAGCGATGAAAGTAAGCTGTGTCATTCCGGCACTCTGGTCTTCCAGCCAGTTCTTTTTGGCTTCGGAAATACCGACAATAGTGACAGTTATCACGTTGGTTCTCTTACCTTCTAACTGGTAATGACGAGTCTTCAGCTTCTCTGCTTTGGATTCTGCTTTGAATGGCTTCTCTGCAAGTTCTCCGATCTCTTCAAAGTTGCTATCCAGCTCTGTATTTATCGTTTCTTGCGATGCAAAGATTGAAGTTATCTCTGCTGCGGTGAGACTGCCTACTCCGGCATATATGTTATAGACATCTACCTTACCAATCTGGTTCAGGAGATCGGCAAGATCTCCTGAACTAAGACCAGTAGGAAGTGCTGGTTTCTGTACTGGCATTGGCTTTCTCCTTAAGCTGATTTAGCGATCTTGTCGCAGTTAGAAAGAATCCAACCAACAATGGCTTCTTTGAACTCTTTGAACTTCGCTACGAAAGCATCATCGATAGTGTTACTGGTTTTAGCAGCTAAGTTTTCCAGTGCAGCAATGATCGCATCTACAATCGGCTCAGCAAGAGCTTTGATTGCTTGTTTAAGTATCCATTTCCACATGTTTTACCTCCTTATTTTTATGCGTCAGTGAGATGGAATATTTTCACGAAATTGGGAACGTAGGTTATACCCGGTCTGATCCTGATATACCAGTGGTATTTCCAATCAGAACCGTGATGTTCAACTTTCAGTTCGGCATCAGTGCGATAGCCGATAATGATAAACTTGGTCAGACCTGCTACGATGTAGTTATCAGGCATGAGACGAGCTTTTACAGGGATTCCGGAGAATGATACTTTGCCACCTTCCAGAAGCAGCTTATCACCTTTGTTGGTTTCTCGCTGTCCCAGCTCAGTTCTGATGCGGATCAGATCTTTATGGGAAACGTAGATTTTGAAGTTTTCCTGCTCTTCCAGCATCTCATCACTGAAAAGAAGCAGAGTCTGCTCAAATCTCTCTGTCCACTCATCATACGTAGTAGGACTGATGTCAGTGATATCTGTTCCGTCAGTAGCCAGCTTGATAAGTCCATTCAGTGCTTTCAACTTAGCTGTTGCAGATGCTCTATCACCTTTGAACAGAAGCAGACGGATCGCTTTTTCAGCTTTCTTGGCGATGTGCTGTTCTACATAAGCTCCAAAGGCATCTTCACCATATTTGTCTTTGTAGAATTCAACTACATCTCGACCGAGAGTGAACTCGGCATTAAGAATACCTGTTGGGCAATCCAGATCTGCTGTTCCTACATCCTGTGCTGTGAGAGCTCCATCCAAACTGTTCTTGAAGATCAAATCTTCTACAAGACCTACATCGATTTTCTCGTCTTTTAGAAGCGGAATAACAGATACATCTGCCAAAGTATCGGATGGTTTAGATCCGATCACTTCATCGATGAAAAGCGAAGTGTTATTAGGAGTCAGGATGTTCATCGCTTTACCGGAATCTACATCGGCAATGCCTTTGTAAATCTCACGATGAGCAGCTTTGACGATTACCTTATCACCATTAATAAAAACTTCTCGATCTGTATCATCTTCTCCAGGTTCTCCCTGAATGGATTTGGAGATCGCTTTGTTCATGGTGATTGAGAGATTAGATAGTGACTTCTCGATGCTTTTCACAGCTTCACGAAGCACATCGTCTCCCAGACCAGATTCCAGTTGTGAGAGTTTAGTCTCCAGCTCTGTTACTGCCGATTCCAGCTCAGATTTTCTTCCTGAGTCTTTCATAGATTTCTGCAGGTCTTTCAGGTTTGCCAACTCTTTACGGATAGCTTTCAGTGTTTCTTCTGCTGCTCCCAGATCATCGGCTCTACCGTAGATGGAGACACCGTTGAATTCACCTTTCTCGATCTTTTTCCAGAGATCTGATTTGAGGTTTTCGCATTTGAGAACCTGTACCCAGCTTCCCACTTTCGTATCAGGAAAATGAGCTTCATCTTTGGTCTTCAGGATATAGTTCTGAGAAACAAAGAAGTCCTCAACTGGATAGTTATTATGATTGATATCGTTCTTACCAACCATTCCATGTTTACTGAAATACTCGCAGGCTTTTTCGATTTCCGCTTTGTTGTAGAAATCTCCTTGAGCATCTTTTACATCAGGCTCCATCAATGTTACATAGAGTTTCCCTTCTGTACCCACTGTCTCGGATTTGAATTTCTGAGATGAGCCTTTTACTACAAAGCTTCTACCATTGGCTGACTTCACAATAAAGCCTTTCTGGTTTGCCGGTGTCATATCATCAAACAACAGCGAAACCAGATCTACCTCGACATTACGAAGCTCGCCTTTCTTCAGGATTTTTCTGAATTTCAACTTTTCCTCCTTAGTTGTTTCTATTTGTTTTAAATAGCTTTTCATCATCAGTTTCAAAGATGGTTGTTAGATCACCAAAATCGAAGTCTGATGCGGTTAATTTCCAATTAAACTCTCTATTGAACTCTTGAGCTAAAACCTGACCCAAGCGGTGCTGCAGCGGTTTGATCACGAAATGATAGAACATCTGCATATCGGATTTATTATCTCCACCCAGTTGTCCTGGAATCAATTGTGAAACGATCCTTGCCGGAACTCTGTGATAGGCAAATATCCCTTCCCGAAGGTCTTTCTTGAGTGATATGAATCCACCATCTCTATCTTGCTGACGCAGTGGTTCTAATCTGATTTTAGCATCTTTATTTTCTGTCTCGATAAGTACAGTCGTGTGTGATTTATTATTGCCTTTAGCTGCCTGCAGTGTTTCTTCAATTACAGTAAATGCATCTTTGAGAACTTCATTGCCTTCTGCATCTTCAACCACATCGTCTTTCAGGCTTCCGCCTTCTACGATCATGAAGTAATCGACCAGCAGACCATTTACAAAGTTGTTATAATCGAAGGTTTTGATTTGCTCCAAAATCTCGATATTAATAGCAACAGGCAGACAAGCCAATCCCCATGCATTACTTTTATGAGTTGGATTTTTCAGATGGATAACATCGTCTCCGGAAAAGAGCTTTTTCTTGCCATTCTTTACTTGAATGAAATCAGGTTTGAAGAATCCGAACTCGTCATAGTTTTCTACGATCTGAGTCTCAGTTGGCAGAAGCCTTTCCAAGCCAACCCATTGATTTGAAGTGTTGCGCATCTTGAGCAGAAATCCATTACCACAAGCGAGGAAGTATTTAAGAAATTCATTGAGTGAAAGTGTGATATCATCATTGCCCGGATATTCAGCTTCTAAGAACCATTTCTTTAAAGATGCGTTCTTAACTTCAACCTGCATGAGACATGTGTTGATCTTAGCTTCGATACAGCCGGAATGGTATTCATCCTTCTCCAGCAGTTTTAGCAGATTACCCATCGAATGAGGAGCTGAGACAACTTTCTTCTTTTCGGCAGACTTACTAATTCTTTGCTTCCCTACCCATTTAAGAGAATCCAGATTTACAGCTTTAGAAGCATAGTTTTTAGAAAGCAGTTCTGCTGTATCTACTATCCCGATCTGGTATCCTCCAATCTTCTGCACTCTCATTCAACCACCGTATAGAATTTGGCAATGCGTACTTTCCTGCCGGAGTCAGCTCGTGCCGGATAGTAATCGATCTTGGCAATATCACTGCCGAGAATAGCTCGATATTGTTCTTTGAATGTATTAGCTAAACTCAGGATATCTGCATCTGGATCATCGGATTTGTTAACGTCTACAATCAGGAAAACTGCTATATCATAGTCAAATTCGCAATATCTCTTCGCAGTAGGTTTAATGCCTTTCTCGCCATTAAGAGTAACTATTGCAGCAGGAAATCCTCTGGGAATTTCATCTTTTTTGAAGGAGATGTTATCAGTTAAGATTCCAGAGTTCTCAATAGCAGTGTTGATCTTTTGTCTTTTCTCAGAGAAGGTCATAGAGCTACCTCGATGCTGTCCAATTGGTTATAGATCCACTGCTGTTTATTCTTGATAACTTCTGCAAAGACGTTGCGTTCTGGAATGCCTTCTCGTTTAATCTTAGCTCGGATCATATATGCTATCTGATCAATTGAAAGCTGCTTTCCGTTTATCTTATCGACCCAAGATAGACCTTTGCGTTCTACCCATGCTTTGAGTGGTTCAATCGGAGTCCAGGAAGGTACTTTGCCACCCAATACATACTGCTCATGAGGAACATTAGATCCCACTACCAGATCGATAGATGCGTTATTAAACTGCACAGCATATCCGGTATTCTGCAGGAAATCGCCTTTGTCTTTGATATCCTTCTGAAGTATCAGTCGGCGAGTTTCACCTTCAATAACACTGCCAATGCGATGCAGTCTGCTTTCGATTGCTTTGAAGATTGCTCTGAGGATTTCTTTATCGATGCCAGTCATATCACTGTTATCTTGATTCCGGTTTGGTTAATCTTGGATTTTCCGGTTTTTAGCTCTTTCAAACGATCAAAGCCAGTTTCATTCAGATATTCGGAGATAAGTTCTAAAGCTTGGATCTCCAGATTCTTCTTGAATGCTTTGATCTCACTTCCGGTGAGAAGCTCGGTTGATTGCTGATCAATTCCAGTGGATTTGATAATCCCTTCACCCAGAGTTTTAAGGTTTAGGAATTCAACTGCAGAAACCAACAGATAGTAACTATATGCAAACTTGAAAGAGTTTTGAGTATCTTCATCAGCCTGATCAGCTTGCAGATCGTTCCAGATGTCTTCATCAGTGATTCGCTTAAGCAGCAGAACTACTCTCGGAGCATGCTGATCAAATGTAGCGATGATCCTGTCATCTGTGTTCAGGTTAAGGATTGAGATTGCAGTTGATGTATCAATGGGAAGCATCATTTATCCTTAGCCTGTCCGGCTTTTGACGGATATAGCCAGAGATTGTTTGGTTTGGATTTATCTACGTCTGCGTGGATGAAGTCTTTACCTAAACCGATTCTGCGAAAACCTGCAATGATAAGACCACGAAGGATATTAAGACGTGCAACGTTATCGGGAACTGCGATATCAACAGCCAGACCGAGAACATGAGCAGAATTCTTAACTCCGCCAACTTCTTGGTTGTGTTTGGGACAGCGATATCCACTGGTGATGATAAATGGAGTCTCTGCCAACTCTCTTGCCAGATCCAGCTTCAGAACCAGATTAGCTGAGATGATATGTTTCCCGCAACATCTGCAGTTAAACTCATTTTTGTTAAAAAACTTAACTCTGTTCCAATCAATAAAATCACTACTTCTCATGGGGGTATTAAGATTACGTAACAGTATAAAGCAAATCGAGTTGTGATGGTTTACCATAGAATCTTATTGACGGATTAGGTTATTCAGATCATGTGGTCAGTTCAAGTTAATTAAAGAAGGTACAGAGAATGCGAGAAAAAGAGGCAAAGGCAAGGATTAAGATAAATCGATTATTGGAAGATTCTGGCTGGTTATTCTTTGATGAAAATGGAAAAACTGCTAATATTCAGTTAGAACCGAATGTGAAAATAACTCACCAGCAAATTGATAGTTTTGGTGAAGATTTTGAGATCACCAAAAACGGATTTGTTGATTTTCTTTTACTCGATAGTAATGGTTTCCCTTTAGTTGTGTTGGAAGCTAAAAAAGAAGATATCAATCCTCTTGATGCAAAAGAGCAGGCTCGTGATTATGCTTATTCTCAAAATGTCCGCTTTGTAATCCTATCAAATGGTAACCTCCATTATTTCTGGGATTTAGAAAGAGGTACTCCGGAGGTTATTACTGAATTTCCAACTCAAGAATCGTTAGAACATCGGCTTGATTTCAAACCAAATAATACAAAGCTCGCAGATGAAATAGTTGAGAATGATTATATTGCTATCTCTCAAAATCCTTCTTTTAAATCAGATCCATTGTTCAAAAACGAATCTACAAGAGATCAGTATTTGTATGACAACAATCTCCGCATTCTAAGACCTTACCAATTAAAAGCAATCAAATCGCTTCAATCCTCTGCAAAAGAAGGGAATGACAGATATTTATTCGAAATGGCTACAGGAACAGGTAAAACACTAATTTCAGCAGCTATCATCAAATTGTTTTTAAGAACTGGGAATGCAAAACGAGTTCTGTTCATCGTTGATAGGTTAGAATTAGAAGATCAAGCTCATAAAAACTTTGAGAGATATCTTAAAAATGACTACTTAAGCGTTATCTACAAACAAAATCGAGATGATTGGAAAAAAGCTGAGATCGTTGTCACTACTATTCAAAGCCTTACTACACAAGACAAATACAAGAAATTATTCTCACCTACCGATTTTGACTTGTTAATTGCTGATGAGTGCCACAGAGCAATAGGAGGAAATTCCAGAGCCGTATTTGAATATTTTATAGGTTACAAATTAGGTTTAACTGCTACTCCGAAGGATTACCTGAAGAATATTAATTCAGATGAGCTGTCAGTAAATGATCCCAGAGCATGGGAGAAGAGGCAATTACTTGATACTTATACTACTTTCGGTTGTAATTCCGGAGAACCTACTTATAAATATAGCTTGATTGATGGAGTAAAAGACGGATATTTGATAAGTCCGATTGTAGTTGATGCTCGTACTGATATAACAACACAATTGCTTTCTGATGAAGGCTATTCTGTAATGGTCGAAAAGGAAGAAGGAGAAGAAGAGGAAACTTTCTTCCAGAAGGATTTTGAAAGGAAATTTTTCTCTAAAAAGACTAATTTCGTTTTCTGTAAGACCTTCATTGAAAATGCTCTTAAAGACCCAATAAGCAAAGAAGTGGGCAAAAGCATAGTATTCTGCGTCAGCCAAAATCATGCTTCTAAAATTACTCAATTATTGAATCAAATAGCAGATAAGATGTATCCCAATAAATACAATTCTGATTTTGCTATCCAGATAACTTCCAGAATTCCGAACGCTCAACAGTATTCAATCAATTTCGCAAATAACAATCTACGTGGTCATACAAGATTCTTGGAGGCTTATAAATCGAGTAAAGCCCGAGTTTGTGTAACTGTAGGAATGATGACAACTGGATATGATTGTGAAGACATTTTGAATATTGGACTTCTGAGACCTATTTTTTCACCAACTGATTTTATCCAGATTAAAGGTCGAGGAACACGTAAATTTGATTTTAAATATATTGATGAGTACAATGAAAACCATGAAGTAAGTAAAAAGAATTTCAAGTTATTCGACTTTTTTGCTAATTGTGAGTACTTTGAAGAAAAATACAATTATGATGAAGTTATCAAACTTCCAGTGCAGACAGGAACAACTGGTGAACCTCCTGAACCACCTCCAGTATCAGGCAATGTCGAAATAACAGATCCTGATTTTGTAAAAACCATTAAAGAAACCGAGATTGGTTTAGATGGGATGAAAATAGATCGCAAATTATTTGAAAAAGCTCAAGCTGCAATTATAAATGACGAAGATGTTAAAAAGGCTGTTGAAGATGATTTATGGGATCAGGCTATTAGAATTTTGCGTGAAAAGTATGAAAATAAACCTGAACTATTCTTAAATCTCGATAAAATTAGAAAGAGCCAGAATCTTGATCGTCGTATAACTTGGAGAGAATTCTTGGAAAGGATTTTTGGATTGATAAAACACTTCAAAAGTAGAGATGAGCTTCTGGAAGATGAATGTGAGAAATTTATATCGATTTATAAACCGGAAAGTAAATATATACCTTATATTAAGAACTTCCTAAAAGCTTTTGTGGCAGATGAATACTTCAGAAACGAGTTGAATAATAATCGTTTCCCAAGAGATTATGCAGGTTTCACATTTGAAGAATATAAAGCTTTGAATGGTTGGAGAGAAACCATCCCACTTTATGTAAAAGATTATGTTAGAATAAATACATATATGAATTAGGAGTGTAGATGCTGAATGCTGATATAAAAAGACAAATTGACTCTGCCAGAAATATTCTGGTTGGTAAAGTACCAGACCCAAAAGCTCAAGTAGAACAAATCACCACAGCTTTGATATACAAATTCATGGATGATATGGATCGGGAAAATATCGAAGTCGGTCTTCAACCTCAGTTTTTCATAAAAGAATATAAAGAATTTGCTTGGTCAAAGTTAATGGATTCCAAGATGTCAGGTCAAAGTCGTCTTGATCTTTATGTCCAAGCTATTGCTAAAATGCCACAGAATCCGTATATACCACAATTATTTAGAGACATATTCAAAGGAGCATTTCTACCTTTTAGGGATGCAAGAACACTGAATTTATTTCTAAAAGAAATCAATAATTTTCAATATGATCATAGTGAAAATCTTGGAAATGCATTTGAATACTTATTATCAATTCTCGGTTCTCAAGGTGATGCTGGTCAGTTTAGAACTCCTCGTCATATTATAGATTTTATTGTGAGTATTATTGAACCCAAAAAACATGAAACAATCCTCGATCCAGCTTGTGGAACTGCTGGATTTCTCATATCTTCATTTAAGCATATTTTGAAAACAAATTCATCTGAAACTAAAAACGGAAATGGTGTTGTTGAACAAGGTGAAACAGCTACTGAAACTATTATTGCTGACAAGAAAGTCTACACAGGTGACTTGCTTTCTCCAGATGAGAAAATCAAATTAACAAAAAATATTAATGGATATGATATTTCTCCTGATATGGTTAAACTTGCTCTTGTAAATTTATATCTTCATGGTTTTAAAGAACCACAAATCTATGAATATGATACCTTAAGTGATGAAAAACGCTGGGATGAAGATTATGATGTGATCCTTGCAAATCCACCTTTTATGACTCCTAAAGGAGGGATAACTCCTCATAAGCGTTTTAGTGTTCAGGCAAGAAGATCGGAGGTCTTGTTTGTAGATTATATTGCTGAACATCTTAAGATTGGTGGTAGAGCAGGCATTATTGTGCCTGAAGGTATCATTTTTCAAGCCAGCAATGCATATAAAAGTCTTAGGAAAAATCTAATTGAAAATTGGGGTTTATGGGCGGTAATCAGCTTACCGAGTGGTGTATTTCAGCCATATTCAGGTGTTAAAACATCAATTTTGATATTAGATAAAGCACTGGCAAAACATAATGATGAGATTTTGTTTGTAAAAGTTGAGAATGACGGTTTTGATCTTGGTGCCCAAAGACGAAAAATAGATAAAAATGATCTACCACAAGCCTTAGAAATTTTAAAGCAATGGAAAGAAACAAAAATAGTAGATGATAAAAGTAAACAATCTATGGTTCTTTCAGTGAAGAAATCAAAAATTGCAGAAAATGGAGAGTATAATTTAACAAGTGACAGATATAGAAAATTAACTATTGGGAATAGTGCAGAATGGACAATGACAGGATTAGAAGAATTAGAATTAGAAAAAAAAATCCATTTTTTGCGAGGTCAGGGCTTATCAAAAAAAGATATTGATAAAGATGGTCAATATAAATGTATTCATTATGGAGAAATCTATACTATGTATCAGCCATTAATAAAGGAAGTTGTTAGCAGAACAAATTTCAAAGGCAAAATATTATCTATAAAAGGAGATGTTCTTGTACCTTCAACTACTACTGCTGATGCAATGGGGATTGCAGTTGCAAGGTCATTAAATGAAGATGGTGTAATCTTAGGTGGCGATATAAATATTATAAGAACAAATAATGAAACAATTTTATCAGATTATTTAGCTTTGTTAATAAGTAATCCTCCTTTGAAAAAAGTGTTAGCCTCTTATGCAAAGGGAGTAAATATTTTACATATTTCTAACAAAGATTTAAGAACACTCAAATTCCCACTTCCACCGCTGGAAGTTCAAGAGCAAATCGTGGCTGAAATTAAACAATATCAAAAGGTCATAGATGGAGCTAAACAAGTTATAGAAAATTGGAAACCAAGTTTTCGTATTGACCCTAATTGGAACACACAAAAAGTAAATGAACTTTGTACCTTAGTTCGTGGTAGCTCTCCTCGTCCAAAGGGTGATCCGAAGTATTATGGAGGTAATGTTCCTCGACTTATGATTGCTGATGTAACAAGGGATGGAATGTATACAACACCAAAAACCGATTTTTTAACTTTTGAAGGTGCAAAAAAAAGTCGACCAATGAAAAAAGGTGAAGTTGTTATGGCTGTAAGTGGTAATCCTGGGTTAACTACAATATTATCGGTTGATGCCTGTATTCATGACGGTTTTGTGGGCTTTAGAGATCTTTCAAGAAAAATAATACCAGAATTCTTATATTTTATACTATTACTTAAACAATCGTCAAATAATAATCAGTCAGTTGGTGCTGTATTTAAAAACTTAAATACGAATCAAATCAAACAATTTGATATCCCAGTACCTTCTATTAGTATTCAGAAGAAAATAATTGCGGTTATAGAAGATGAGATAAAAGTAGTTGAGGAATGTAAGAAACTAACCAATATGATGGAAAATAAGATTGAACAAAAAATTGGTGAAGTGTGGGGAGAAAAATAGACTGATTATCATGGTTAGCAAGGAGTTAAAATGAAATTAGGAATAGTACATATTGGTGATTTACATATATCTAAAGCAAATATTGATGATATTGAAAAGTCAATCGATCTGTTAGCAAACAAAATTATCTCAGAAACTGTCGGAATTGAAAATATCTTTTTAGTAATCTCCGGTGATTTAGTGCAAAGTGGTGATAAAGATGAGTATGATTATGCTGAACTTATTATTGAGGGTATAAAAGACAAACTAAAAGACAAGAAAATAAACTTACTATTTGCTCCAGGCAATCATGATGCAATTTTAGATGAGGACAACACCTCAAGAGAAGATACTATTAACAAAATTCTAACTAATTTTGATACTTCTGGAAATAGAATCGATACTTGTTGTTCTGTCTTAAGAAATTTCTATGATTTCAGTAAGAAATTCAAGTTTTTAAATGTGTTGCATTCAGACAAGTTAGTATATATAGGATATTATGATATAAATGGTTACAAAATAGTATTTCAGCTAATAAATACATCATGGTTGTCTTTAAGACATGAGAATCCTGCTGCTGTTTGGATTCCCAATAATGATATCATTAATGAAATTGACATACCAGACAAATCAATAAATATTACAGTATTCCATCATCCCTTTAATTGGCTCACCCCAAAGTCATTTGATAAGAAGAAATATATTGATTCTATAATTGATTTTTCAAATATCATCCTATCTGGTCATGAACATCAGGAAGGTGCAAATAGTGTAAATAGTGATATTGATAATGATTATGCTGCAATAGTTACTACATGTCAATATAATGGATTAGATGATTCTGGTTTTAATTTAATAATTTTAGATTTGGCTGAAAAAGCACAGATTTTCAAATCCTTTAAGTTATCGGAAGGTGTTTTTAAAACAGTATTAGATAAGAGTACAGAGCTAAAAGCTCATCATAGAATTAAACTTACTGACAATTTTAAATATTTCTTAAATGATAACGGTTTTAAATTAACACATCCAATCAAAGGAGAACTTAGTTTAGATGATGTTTTCGTAGCTCCTCATGTAGAAGATATTGCAGTGGAAAGTATAGATCCAAATTATACTTGTTTCTCTAAAGCGATTGAAGAAGACACTAATAAGAAAGTAATAATAGTTGGAGCTGAACAGTCAGGCAAGACTTCGCTATTGAAGTATAGCTATTCCTTTTATCTACGTAGCACTATTCCTCTTTATATTAATGGTAAACATTTAAAAAATAAAAATATTGTTAGACATCTGAAAACTTCTTTAAATAAACAATATCAAAATTTAGATTGGGATGCATATACATCATTACCAAAAGAACAGAGAATTGTAATGATCGATGATTTTGATAAATCTCCTATAAACCACGAAACGAAAAAGCTTATTTTAGAATATTTAATAGAATTTTCAGGAAAAATAATCTTAACTATGAGTGATGTAGAGGTTTACAGAGCAAAAAAAGAATTTCATGATTTATATTGGAAGGATGCTTCCATTCTAAAAATCAAACCTTTTGGGATATCTAAAAGAGATGAGCTTTATAAGAAATGGATTGAACTCTCTCAAGATTCTGTTTTTGAAGAAAATCAAATAGTTCATGCATTAGAGGATATGCACAAAAAAGTCTCCGCTGTTACATTAACAAAAGTAATTGAGCCTTATCCGTTTTACCTTCTAAATATTCTTCAAATAAGTACTTCCAGTATTGCAAGCAACTATAAACTTACAAAGTATGGTGATTGTTATGCTTCATTTATTAACTTTGCACTATCTCGTGTTATTTCAGATAAATTTGATGCTTATATGAATTTTCTATCACATTTTGCATACAAATTATATATTATAGAATCTCACTCTATTTCAAGAGATGATTTTGATTCTTTCTATAAAACATATATAGAAGAATATAATCCTCCAGCCAGCTCTGAGGTGGTATTGAGTAATTTGATTACAGCACGAATTCTTAAGACCACAGAGGATGATCGAATTGTATTTAATCATCCTTATGTGTATTATTTTTGTACGGCTCGATATATATCAAAAAACTATGAAGATGATACTGTTAAAAAGGAAATTGAGAAAATATGCTCTAAAGTTTACTTGTATCAGAATGCTAATATCTTGATTTTTTTAACACATTTCTTAGAAGATTCTTCATTTTGGGAAGGATTACTGAAGAATGTAACTAACCTTTTCAGTGATAATGATATAGAGTTATTAAATTCTAAAAGTACAGAGTATTTAAATGGTTTGTTTAAAGAAGTACCCGGTTTAGTAATTGAAGAAAAGGAAAGTATTTTAAAGCAAAGAGAAGAAATTCAGAAGAAACGAGATGAAATAGAATACCGGAATAATGATAAAGAAGATGAAGATATAGTTGAACAGGACAAATCTGATTCTGATGATGAAATTGACGAAAATATTTTCAATAAAGTATTAATTCAAGTTAAGTACCTTGAAATTTATGGTCAAATATTAAAGAATAGAGCAGGTTCATTGCCTAAAAAGAATATTCAGAAATTTACCAAAGAATCAATAGACTCAAGTTTAAGATTATTAAATTTTTTAATGAAAGCACATGAAGAAACTTTAGATATCACTGCTGATTTCATCAAAGAAAAAATCTTAGAAGCTAATAACCATACAAATATTGACGAAGATAAACTTGAAAAAATGGCTCGTAAATTTCTTCTTGCATTATCATTTTCAACAATAAATGCCATTCTAATGAAAACTTCATTATCTTTGGGAGATAAAGATTTACTCGATGATAACAGCAAAATTGTTGAAGAGAATCAACATCCTGCGTATGAAATTATTTATTTAGTTATGAGAATGGAATTTAATCACGAGTTACCATTAACTGAACTAATCCAAATGAAAGAGAATTACAAAGATAATTTATTCGTTTATAATATGTTAAGACACCTCATTTATAGATATCTTTATATGCATAATGTGGATTATAAAATGAAACCAAAAATTGAAAAACATTTTGACATCAAAATAACAGCGCAACTTCAGATCCAAAGTAAGAAAACTAAAGAAATCACTAATACACAATCTCCGTAGTCGTCCTACACTTCCAATGAAACGGTGGAAACGGAGTATGATTTCCGGACACACCAATCGCTTTTCCATGCGGATCATATTCAATCTGTTTTTCCGATACCCAAGGCGCAATTTCCTTAGTCATTTCTCTAACTGTTTCCAGTGAATGCTTCTGGGTATCAATATTCATAAGCTGCTCCATTACATCTATTGCATCATTCAGAGGATAAACCTTATCCTGAGCAGCCAAAGCTCTGCATATCTCAGATGTTCTGTCATCCAGGATCACCACTAATCGATATCCTTTAGCTCCGGCTTTTCTGTAGCCTTCCAGCCTGCCAAATTCTCGTACTCTCAGAGCTGTATGCTCTGCTAACCCTTGCCAGTAATGAGCTGATTTCTCACCTAAGTGCTGAAACTGCTCTTTTAGCTTATCTGCCAGCATTTCTCTGGTATAACCGGAAGATACAGCTTCTTTGAGAGTTTCTTTAAATCCGGATTCGATATCAGTTCCGTATCGATTGCCTATCCAGAAGAGATTTTGCTTGGTTATGAGTGATTCCAGTTTCCTCTCCTGAATCCCATACAATCCAATAGAAGTATTATGCGGAACCTGCTTCTGAACATCATTGATACCCAGCCTGAGAGACTTTTGAATAAAAGCCTTCGTATCCTGCCGTACAAGCGAGGAAAAGTCTTCACTAAGGTTGGAGCCTACTATCTCTAAAATGTCGTCAATATGCTTGATTTTGAGCTTCTCACTTTTTGGAAGATCTGACAGCATCTGAATTGCCTGCCTTGCCGAATCCTTTACTTCCTTTTTCCAAGCATTATTGAGGATGCGGTAATATTTATACATCAACTGATCATAATAGTTCAAAAGGAAAAGCTCCTGACTCTGACTCTGTTTCTGCCGACATCATATTCCGGAAATCTCTCCAGACATCCGGCAAGAGCATCTGGTCCATCTACATAGCCATCAGGATAGGTAAGGAATTGATTGATCAGTGTGGGAGTATCCTGACCATCAGGAAATTGCACTTTTCCGGTTTCAATAACGGTGTCTGTGCGCTCTATCCTGAGACCTTTGTTCTTATCGTTATTGATCCTTCTTATGCGATGAGAGATAGGATTCCGATTATTCTCCTTACACCAGCGATCAAAATCACTGAGGATTCTGTGCTGTCCGAAATTAGTTTCCATAGCTGATCGAAAGTGAATTCCGTATCGCTGGGAAAGCTCAGTGTAGGCATCATAATAGTAACTGAAGAACTTGCTGTTCTCAGTTTGCCTGATCCAGACATGTATGATATAAAAGCGATTACCATCATAGCCAACAGAGATAATAGCTTTGTAGCAGCCTTTCTCACCCCAAGCAGGATCAGCATACATCCAGACTTTCTTCATTCGTTTTGGTAGTCTGGAGTATTTAGAAAACCAGTGAAACTTGAACATATTACCTTCAATCACAGGTTTACCTAAGAACTCTCTTTGATAACCAGTCAGACCGAACTTCTGCTTGAGCTTTGGCAGTTCACTGGTAGGATACTGATCTTCCCAAGCGGATTTGCCATTTTTAAGCTCAACCGGAAATCGCATTAGTCTCCTGCCATCGGTAAATAGATGCTGTATCTTATCTGGATTGAATCTTTTCTTGTTGGATTTGATCTCATCGATGATGCCTTGCTGAAATTGGCAGATAGCATAATTGGGATGAACAAGGTTTCCCAGCCAGATGATCTTACCATTTCCTTTTGGATCTAAAGCACCACCGATCTCCTGCACGATCTTATCCATCTTCTTTCTACCGATGCTCTGGTTTCCAATGTTTTCTTCTTTATCGATATCATCACAGATTACCAGACCAGGTCGAGTAGATGTTCTGGGATTGATAGATCCTCTGAAAGACTGCTTAATTCCTCTGGCTCGGATTCTGGTTCTATTTTGCAAATAAAAATCAGATTCATCTTTATCGATAGGGATAAGACCTTCAAAATCGGATTGAAGCCTTTTATTGTTGGTTAGCTCATTGTAGGTAAAGGCAGTTCTCTCCTCTGCCAGATCAGCATCTGCAGCAGTATGGATAACATATCTCTCACCTTTGATGATCTTCCAGATAGGATAGACAACTCCCATAAGTACTGTTTTACCAAGACCACGATAGCCGGTAATGGAAGTAATGCCATTGTAATACTCGGTAGTTTCGAACATCTCTTTATGATCATCTGAGAAAGGAAGTTTGAAGATATGTGGAAAATAACTTTTACAGAAATAAGAAAATCCCTGCCAGCTATTTGCAGTAGCCTTTTTTATTCTTCTGGATTTCTTGGCAGGTGTGTCGTTGAGAAATGGTTTAACACTGGCAGTCTTTTCGGCTATCTGAGAAAAGTTCTTATAATCTGCCTGAGTAAACTTAACCACTGGTTGCTCGCATCCTGAAGTATTCTACTATACCGGAAGCTCCCAATATCTCCCTCTGGATTGCCATTGCTGTCTGCTCATCATTACGAGCTAAATAGAAATCAATCAGCCAATCCAGAAACTTCTTCATGTATTCAATAAAATCTCTGGTCGGTTCGATATTCTTGGAGTATTGACGCAGTAGCGACACCAGTGATTGCAGTGCTGTATCCTGCGGAGCTCTGGCATATTCCTTAAGAGCCTTGATTAAAGCCTTTTTCACAGCTATCCGAATCTCATCCTCAAGGTTTGCTATCTCATCCAGCTCATCGTTCCAGTTTCCTTTCTTGATCCAGTTACGCATCGTTTTATCGGCAACACCATAGATACGAGCTAAAGCTTTTATATCGGTTTCACCTTTGAGATAGAGCTTTTTAGCGGATTCTCGTTTAATCTTGTATTCTCGGCTGTTCATAGTTTTCCAAGACTTTAATCAAAGCACCTTTTTCCTGCTTAGTTAGATATTTGATACCGGATTTACCAAAATGTTGAGCAATGAAGCCGTACAGCTTCTCTTTATTCCAATCCGACAGTTTATACAAAGCCCAGATCTTTTTGCCCTGAGCATCGAGTATTTCGTAAATTTGGGGAGTTTTACCATGCAGTGATGTATTAAGGTTTATTAGGGATGACAGGCTGAGTTTTCTCAGGGAAGTTCCATAACCGAGATCATGCATTTGATCATGAAGCTGATCGATTGTCATCCGGAGATCATTTTTTGCGAAGATGACAATATTGCGTCTCAGCTTCTTTGCATACTCAGCCTGTCTCTGGGTCATCATTCGTTTAGGGGATCTACTTTATGATCCTCAAAGTATTTATTCAGATCCTTGCCATGCACTCTCAGTTGCCCGTTATTCTTGAGCCTAAATGCCGGAAGCGGATCATCAATGTCTCTGATCAGTCTGTAGACTGTACTGATATCAACCGAGAGTATTTCAGAAACTCTCTGTGGTGTGTAACATCTTTGTTCATTAAAAACCTGCATCTTTCTTCTTCTCCTGTATTCAGATAAAGCAAATGGGCATCAGCGTCAAACAGCGATGCCCACGTATGCCAATGATATTAATAAAACTTTAGCGCAAAGAGAAACACTCCGGAAACTCGGAGTTCATTATGCCTATCCGCTACCTGCTATATCGCACTGAAATTCAGTGAGATCAGCTCAAAAGGGCCTTTGGGTGATTTGCGTTTGTAGAAGGCTATATACTGCTTAGTGGAAGTTATCTGAATTGCTTCATCGATAATGTCCATTGCCTGTTTCCAGTTTTTGTCTTTGATGTTGTATTTACGCAGGGCAAGGATTCTGTGTTTGGCTATCTCGCCTTTCTTATCCACTTGGAAGGCTTCATTGATCACAGCCTGCAGGTTCACGTTGGAATCCTCTGTCCAGCGTTTGAGACATTCATCAATCTTCTGCTTGGCTACCTGCAGTTTCTCATCAAACTCGATTCTTTCTCGGTTGCGGACTTCCACTTTGTATTTACCATCAAAGGAAACCAGCTCCGCATTGCCTTTCCAGTTCTCTCCATACTGCTCTGCTGTCTTCTGCAGATACTTATCGATATCTGCTGCCATTTTATCTTTCTCATAAGCGATTTTATCATGCAGACGTGCTGCTCTGCTCATTACCCTGTTTACCAGATTATCCCGCTTTACAATCTGAGGATCGAGAATTTTAGCAGGATACTCTCGACCTGATGCATCTCTGAGGACTTTCTCTTTTCTTGCCATTACTACTCCTTCTTGCTCATCTCTCATTTTGGTTAAAATGTTCTTGTCGAACTTGCTGCCTATTAGAAGCAGATCGACCTTCTTTATTATCTTATATCTTCCATCTATCAGTTTTACCATTCCGATAGAACACAAAGCGGTCAGGTATCTTGTTACTTTGCGTCTATCTGCATTTAATACTTCTTCCAACTGGCGAGTGCTGCTGTAATTGGCAGTCTTTAATTTCTTGATCATGGCATTGAGAAAATCCAACTCGTAATTATAATTATTTACCGGATTCTCCTCAACGTAGTTCAATTCCTGTACGTAGATAGCCAACTTGCCATCGGTAGCTATCTTTTTGACCATGCCCATCTTCTTCATCTTACCCAAGACTCTGGTCACCTGCTTGAGAGTAAGTCCGGTTTCGGAACTGACGATCTCTGCGCTAAAAGGCTTGCGCCAGTATTCCATGAAATTCCTGACCTTTTTAAAATTTGATATTTGCACTTTGGTCTCCTTATACTAATGAAAGCTTGGTTACGTCCTTTAATCCTATCTCCGAGAGGTTTTCATTCTTTGCCACATTCTCTACCGAGTATAATACCTTTACCATTTTACGAATGTTGCCTTTAGTCTTGGCTGATAAGTGTTTAATAAGCGCAGGATCAAGTTTCACATCACAGATCTCGCTGCAGAGGTGCATTGTATCTGCCTGATCCAGTTTCTTAAATTCACAGAAGAAATTACAGCGGTCAAAATAGTGACTGTCAGCAAGCAGAAGTTTCTCTTTAGCATCTGCCATGCCTACCAATATTACGATTGCCAGTGTTTCATCTACAATATCTCTAATGCTGCCCAGTATCTTCTTAGAATTGAAGGCATAGTCGATCTCATCAATGACCAATACTGTGTTGGGATAATTAAGCAGAATAGCAAGTGATCGATTGAAGATTTCATTGGCTGTTCCTCTAAATCTCATCTTAGGCATGCCGAAGTGGAAGTGAATCATCTCAAGTAATTTAACTGCGAAGCTTTTAACTGTCATAGTAGCTTCCAGTCTCAGATAAATGTAATCTCGCTGGATAGCTGTTTGCCGGGCAAATCTGCTTTTGCCCAGTCCCGGAGGTCCGTAGATAAGACCCAGACCGACCATTTCGGTAATGGGTCTTTCATGAAGGTAGCGTATCAATCTCTCTGCTTCCTTCACGTTCTGTGTTTTTACAAGTGCATACTCTTTCATAATCCTTCTCCTAAATTCCGATTTTATCAAATAGTTTATCTAAAGCTTTAATACCTTGTTCTTCTTCAGATAGCTGCTTGGCAGGTGTAAGACTGGGATCATGCGATAAATTTTCAATAGCAGCTTCTTCTCTTTCCGATGTAGCATGTTTAAGTAGTGGTGTGTTATTAAATATCGATTTACTCATCTCAATGTGTGGTAGAACAAACTCTGAGGTGGCTTCTTCAACCTGCTTGCGAATAGCAGCAGAGCTTTCCTGCAGCGTCTTTTCCAGCTTACGTTGATGTGCCAGTTGCTTCTTCCAAGTCTTGCGAGCCATCGGTTTATCCTTTGCCAGTTTAACAAAGGGATGAGTGGATTTACGAGCCAGAGCCTGACAGATAAGTTTCTCATTCTCATCATAAACCAGTATGGATCTCATATCCATCAAATCGTAGCGCAGGTAGACTTTCTTACCGACATAGCTCATCAGGTAGTCATGGTAGAAGAGGATATTGGCAAGCTGGACTCCGTTTGCCTTTACAGTTCGCTGCTCTACCTTGAGCATCATGAAGTTAAGCTCAGAGATTTCAATTCTACGATCTTCCGGTGCCGGTTCTTTCTGAAATACTTCCAGAGGAGTTTTACCTGCCAGACCGCCATGAGGATTTCTGCCATAGAATTCCTGAAAGTAGACTGCCATGAGCTGCTTTGCCTGATCCAGTGTGAGTGGTTCTCGTTTTCTCAGTGATCGTATCCAATCCTCGTTACGCATCAGGAAGGCTGGTTTATCAGCTATGCTTGCTCCTCTGAAGGTAGCCATGTATCTCTCAAAATCTTCCTGGAATGTTCTAAAAAATCTCTCAACAACTTTAGCTCTGGCATTATAAGCTTTGGCAAACTCAACTTCGATATCCAATCTTGGGAATACTCCACAGAGTTCTTTTTCCAGATCGTGGTTTTCCCACTTCTCATGAAACAGATTGGCTCGGAAGGCTTTGCCATTATCCAGATAAACAAACTTAGGTCTGCCACCCCAGTGTATGATGCCGTTCCTCAGTGCCAAGAGGATATGCTCTGAATCTTCGGTGTTGGCTATTGATGCTCCCACAGGATATCGTGATGCCCAATCAAAGAATAGAATCAGCATCATGCGTTTCGGTTTACCGGAGACTGGATCGATAATATCAAATGCCAGTTTATGACCGTCTGCTACCCAGACATCGCCAACCTCAAGAGCTTCTTCACGCAGCAGACTCATTACATAATGGTCTTTGGAATATTTCTTACCTCTACGCAGGAGTTTCCACTGCTGGATATGATCATCTCGCCAGCTTTCTACCCATCTGCGTAATGCTCTCTCGCTGGTTGGGGATTCTATTACCTTTAATCTATGTAACTGCTTCAGCTTTCTGATAGCAGAACCGATTTTAATTTTATTGGCATCCAGAAGGAGTCCCAACAGGAAGTTCTGTTCAACTTCAGTTGCTTTCTTGGAGTTGGATGCTCTGGTTAATCTGGTCAGTGCTTTGAAATCTTTATCATTCTCCTGATAGATGCTTAACCATAACCTGAATGTCCGAAATGCTCTTTTACCTTCAATCTTCAACAGGTCTGGAATCAAATGTCCGGAGTTATACAATTCCAACACCGTTTGAATTGCCTCTTTCTTTACTTTGCAGATTTCATATTGAACCAACATCTTCTCACATAACTCGGCTTTTAATTGAGCTCTACGCAGCTCATGCTCCGGTATCTTAATACTGGGTAGCAGATCCGGTATGGTCGGATCATACTGAACTACTTCTGCTTTGACTGCTTCAGGAAGTGATTTGTCTTTTGCTTTGGACTCACTTTGTGGGATTTGCTTCTCTGGAACTAAATAATAATTTTTGCGACCACCTCTGGGAAGTGGTTTTGATTTGCAATCCCATCCTTTACTCTTAGCCATTCTATAAGCAGAGGATTGGCTGACCGAAAAGTTCTCTTGAATCCCTTCGATAGTTAGCTCTCTGCATTGCATAATCAACTCTCTTCGCAATGTTGAAGTTTGCGTCTCTTGATTTTCTTTGTTACTTTGCCTATTTCAGCTAATTCAGGCTGCAACTTTTGTAATAATTCTTCTCCTCGACTCATTCCCATCTCTCCATTTAGAAAATAATCGAGAGTCCTTCGGGAAATACTCATCTCATTGGCTAACGCTATTGTAGTAAGGCGTTTAAGTGCCATTGCCGCTTTCATCTCTTCTGGTGTGTAAGGTGATCTCACCGGAACCTCCTGTTTTTTTTATTGACATGCTTCGCAATGTTGCAAACCATGTCACTTGCAGGTCTATGAAATTATTTACCTGCGAAGTTGTCAAGGACAAACTGCCATCATTCGCAGTCCCTTGCAATAGCGAAATTTAGCTCTACAAAGGGGCTAAAAAGGAGATCAAATGGATATCAAAGACAGGCTCGTAGCCTTCATAAATGTGCTTGGGATAAAGAAATCCGAGTTTGCCAGAGCTATTGAAGTGACACAGAGCAATGTTTCTGATTGGGTAAATCGCACCAAGCCAAGTAAACCTTCACCACCTGCGATGGCTCGTATTAATGAAGTATATGGACTGAATCTTAACTGGTTGATCACCGGAAAGGGCGAAATGTTCATTCCCGGTGCTGATGGGAAGTTGAATCAGGATGGCAAAAAGACTAATCTGGAAGAACTATCTGGTAATGGATCTGTATTCCAATATAGAATCAATCCTTTTGAGAACCGAATTGTTACATTCCCTATCTATGGAGAGATTGCTGCCGGAGAACCTGTTAAGAATCAAGATATCGAACCCATGAAGTATATTGAGATTCCCAGAGCATATTTATCCGATAAAGAAAAAACTTATTGCGCTCTTAGGGTAATGGGAAATAGTATGTCACCCAGAATTTCCGATGGTGATATTGTGGTTATTCACGAATCATCGGATCTATTGAACTTAAATGGTAAAATATGTGCCTGCCAGACACCGGATGGTATTACACTCAAGAAGCTACAGCTTGATGAAGAGAAAAAGCGAGTTGTTCTAAGACCGTTGAATCAAGAGTACGATGTTATTGTCTTAGAAGAATACGAGTTGGAGACCTTCAGAATACTTGGTGAGATGGCTTTATTGTTTAGAGTGGTTTAAATAAAAAGGAGAGAACATGGTTGAAAGAACATTTCCTGAATTTTCCAAAAAACAAACACAAGGTTCATGTATTGTGTTTAGTTATTGCTTGATTATGAGTCATTTTCTACCCAATGAACCACATGAAATTATGGTCAAATTCATTAATGACTTCAATAATGCTGTTAATAGACCAAGTAATTTAGCTAATGCTGAGTTAAGTTTAATGCGTAATTGTTATCTACAGAGAGCAATTAATATTGATAATAATTTCATAAAGAATTATCATTTACAGATATATCCTGATTCTGGAATAAACATTGAACTATTATCATTAAATAAACAGGAAGATGTAGATCGTATTTCTCAAATTTTACACGATAATGACGCATTATTAAGTGCATCTTATACAATGTGCCTGCCAAATAATTGGCATTGTACTCCAATAGGTAAAGATGATGATGGATTTTATTTAATTCAGACTAATAGAAACATGGAAAGTCCATTAAGCTTAGATAGTATATCAAGCTTGATTGATGTAGATTATGTCCATACCCTTGGTGATTGTTTACTTTTATTTAAAGACTCAGATCAAGAATAGATTATGGATTTTGCACCATTACATTCTGCTGGATTTAAAGATATTGATTCAGATCAGTTTGAAAATATTTTTTTAGAACCATTCGATAATCGATCTCGTCGAGAATATCTGCTTAGCAGATTCGCAGTTCTTCTTGAAAGATTCAAATCCACTGGATTATCAGCCGAAGTGTGGATTGATGGTTCTTTTTCTACTTTAAAACCTGAACCTGGTGATATAGATGTAATCTTTTTTGTCGATCCGAATGATGTTAATCAATTAGCTCCTGATAAACAACAAATATTGATTGAGTTAAATAATCGAGATCATTCAAAAATAAGATATAATTGTGATGTATTCATATTACCTAACAATAACCAAAACAACCGAAGTTACTGGAGAGGTTGGTTTGGATTTTCACGAGAAGAAGAGCCAAAAGGCATTTTTAGATTGTTTATTTGAGGTGTATTATGACAGTTTTTAGGAAATTAAGAGAACATATAGCTCAGATTGAAGAAAAAATTGAAGAGATCGAAGCATTGATAGATAATAATCCAACAGATTTCTCCTTGAAATTAGAACTTGAGAGCTATAATAACCAATTAACCGATCTCAATTATCAATTATATAAAGAAAATCTTAAAAGAGAGAAAGAGATTATTGAACTTAGACTCAAAGGTGATAAAGCAAACTTTGGCAGTATTCCTTTACGAGTTGTTGGAGGAATCACTAACTACTTTGCTAAATCCATATTCAATATTTCAAAATATATTGAATATGGGAATAAGGGTGGTAAAAAACGAGAAGCAATAATTAATGAAACAATAGATTTAAGACTTGAAGGTATAGGAACAGGATCAACTATATTCTATTTATCTGGAAGAACCACTCCTGACCTTTTTGGATATAGTATATTACAGGAAGCATTAAAAAAAACTTTCGAGACTTTCAATTCTGAAGACGCAGATGAAATAATAGAATGTGTGGAAAATATAGGTGCTAAAAGTGCTAAAAGCATTTCATATTTTTTGTCAGAATTATCAAAAGATGAACTCGAAGTAGATATTACTTGGAAAAGCCCTGAAGGTGAAACCCATGTCTGGAAAGGAGAGAATGAAAAGATAGCATCTCTTCATAATACATTAACAAAAATAAAAATTTCAGATCCGGTAAATGTTGATTTCAAGGGTGAGTTGGTTACAATAAGCTCTAAAGGTCGATTTGAGATATTATTAGAAGATGAAACAAGCATTCATGGTCATTTCTCGTATGATCTTTTGGAAAGGATGAAGGAATTTCATATTGGTGATCCTTGTAAGGGTGTTATCTCAAAATCTACTATTTATAATCCAGTTACTCACAAAGAAAAATATCAATATGATTTGAAAAAAATCTACTTCTCTGAATAGTTCTTCGCTTATAATTTCCATAAACATATAGAATTAGCTTCAGATGTTACCCAATATTTTTCATAATTCACTCTTATATATAGAGGAGGAATTATGCGAATAA